CGGGGTGGAAGACGAGCGAGTTCGCCGAGGCCGTCGCCGTCATGGTGCCCGCGCCCGTGGTGATCGTCGACCCGACCGGGATGATCGCCGCGCCGTTGGCCGGCGAGGCGCTGACCGTCTGCAGGTTCCCGGAGGGGATGATCGGCGGGGCGATGCTGATCGTCATCGCGCCCGCCGTATCGCTGACGGTCTGCGTGACGACGAACTGCTGGAGCGCGCCGACCGAGGCGTAGTTCTGCGGGTTGACCTCGTAGACGCCGGCAATCGTGAACACGTCGCCCGCATTCAACGTCGTCGCGCCCGACGCCCAGGCTTGCGTGAGCAAGCTGGAGCCCGTCTGGTTGGCGCCGTTGACGGTCGGCGTGCAGCTCGTGAAGCTGCCCGTCGTCAGCCGCGCGATGTTCTGGTCCTGGTACCACTCGGCGATGCCGAGCTGATTGCGCCCGAACTGCCCCTCGCGGTAGTTCTCGCTGATCGCGGCGCTCGGATTGAAGAGCGTGGTCGTGTCCTGGACCAGGTTGACCATGTGCATCGGGTCGAGGACGGCCGTGCGGCCCGCCGCCGGCGTCGCCACGAGCGTCAGCTTCGCGTTCGCCTGCAGGTAGGTCAGGCGCGAGGTCGGCGCCGTGCCCGGCGTGCCGACCGTGTGCCAGACCGTCGGCGTCATGCGCGCCAGGCCGTCGTAGTCGATCGTGTTGGCGAGCTGCTCGCCGGCCGGATTGACGTAGCGCTTGCGGACCTCCTCGACGACCATCGTCGCGTCGGCGGTCGACCACGACGTGCCGATATTAGCCTGGTCGGTCAAGGTAACCGGCACGACCTGATCGTTGATGGGTTGCGCCTGGAAGGCCTGGCCCTTGGTGGTGCGGAAGCGTTGCGGGAGGCGCCCGCTGACGGTGTAGCCGACTTTCGCGCCGCCGGCTTTGAACTTGTCGTCGTACCAGCGCTCGATATTGGCCGCGAACTTGAGCATGTTCACGGCGACCCGGGCCACGTCCTTGAGGACCCAGGTGGGGGTGATGAAGCTATTGGCCATCGGACCCGCCTCGAAGGCGTGCCGCGGCCCGCGCGGGCGTTACCTCGTGCCGGGGACCTTGAGCTTGCGGTTCCAGTACCGCGCGTGCTCGGCCGCGGACGCGTCGTCGCCCGGGGGGGCATCGGACACGACAGGCGAGCTCCCGACCGGCGTGACGGGCGGCTTCGCGGTACTGGTCAGGGCTCGCGACGCGGTGCCGGCGCCATTCGAGGCGGCCGCAGCCGGAGCCAGTCGGCTCTCGAGGAGCCGTCGCATCACCGGGGCAGCGTCGACGGGCGTCTGGATCGACTCCTCGGCGAGCTGAATGCACTCCTCGGGATGCGTCGCGAGGAAGTGCACAACGTCGGCGGCACGGGGCGATTGCGTAATGGCTTGCGTCATCACGGCAGAGACTTGGAGGCCTAGTGTATCAGCCTGTGTCAAGGCCTCCTGCCAGTCGGGGTACTTCTGCGCGCCTTCTTTGACGCGGGCGGTGAAGGTCTCGTGTTGCGCTTTCGCGGCTTGCTCGGCCTGATAGCGCGCGAAGCGCTCGTCGATCTGGCGGGCGTGGTCCCAGCGCGCCCAGGCTTGCATATACGCGGTGTAGGGGTCGGGCTCCTGCGCGAATTGCTCGAATTGTGGCTCGTGATTCCCGTTGAGGTTAAGGTTTTGTCCCGAGTTTTGAGGCGCGCCATACTCCGGCGGCGTGACAGGGGCGGTCACGGGCTGGCGCAGGCGCGCGAGTTCGGCCTCGAGCGCGGCCGCACGGCGTTCGGCGGCGGCTTGCCGCTCGACCGCCTGCTTCATGCGCATGATCGGGTCGTGGCGCGGGTGCGCGGGCTTCTCCTCGGCGGGCGGGGGCGGCTCGCTCGGCGCGGCGGTCGCCGGAGCGGTGGCCGCATCAGGGTCGCGCTTGACGAACCGCCCCTTCTCGTCGCGTTCCTTCGGCGGCGGCTCGGACGCGGTCCCTTCGAGCGGGAGCGCGGGCGTCGCGGTCTCCGGCGCCGCGTCCCCGCGCGTCAGCTCGGCGCGCAGGTCGGCTTCGGTCGCCGTGTTGGTCGTAACGGTCAGGCCGCCGTGGTCGACGGTGACGGGGTCAGGCATGGCAATAACACTCAATCGCGCGTCGGGGTCATTCCGTGTACAGCAGCGTCCGCACGGCGGCGTCCTTCGCTTCGAGCAACTTCCGCAGCGTCACCGTCCGCTCCGCATTCTGCGGATATTTGTCGACCACTTGGTGGAGCGAGGTCACAGAAGGGCTTGCTCGCGTCCTGCAGATGCGTCGGCAGGTGCTTGTATTCGAAGAACTGCAACATGCGATCAGGCATCACGTTCCTTTCGGGGCTGAGGGGTAGAGCGCGGCCAACGCGGTGAGGCGGCGCGCGAGGTCCTGCTGCGCGGCGGTGCCCCCTTCGTCGGTGTCCTGCTGTGTCGCGAGCGCCTCGAGCGCGGGCAGGCCAGTGCGAACAGACTCCTCGATCTCTGCGCGCGTCGCTGCGCGGCCTTCTGCCCACCACTCGACCGAGAGCGGGTCGCCAATCGTCAGCAGCGGCTTGCCCTTGCCGTCGTTCCAGACCTTGAACGTCTTCGTCGTCCAGAGCAGCGTCACGCCGGGATTGCGCGCCAGCATCTCGCCCGCGACGTGCTGCGCGCAACGTTCCATCAATCCGTCGTTGTCGCGGCGGTCCATGTGCGGCCGGGACAGGAATGGGCAGTTGCGTGCCGACCATTGCGCGCATTCGCGATGCGATGCGGGCTCGGCCGTCGTGCGATTGACGCCGCACATCGGCCCGATCACGAACGTAAGATACGCTCCAAGGACATCACCGCACGTCCAGCAGCGCTTCTCGCGAATCGCCCGGACGAACTTGTGCCGATCCATCGCGCGAAACTCGGGCACGGCCCCGGGCGTGTCGGGCGCGACCGGTTCCTGCGTCGCATTCACCCACTGCACGAACCACGGCACGGGATACCCGCGGGCATCGATGGGCAGGCGCGCGATGCGCGCAGGCGGCTCGGTCAATTCGGGACGGAGACGCGCGTCACGGGCGGGGGCGGCGAGTGTGGTCATGGGAGGATAATTATTAGAATTACGTACTTCTTACACGTCGTCGTCCATCGTCACGTAATCGCCGCGCTCCGGATCGCCGTAGTGCACTCCTACAGTTGGTTACTTTTCACTGTAGCTACACTTGGTGCAATGCCATTCCTTACATGACTCACACCAGCGTAGTTCAGCTTTACAATCAGGACAATCCATTTACTTGACCTTGATTTTCCAAGTGGTCTTGCCACTCGGTGCAATCACGCGCTCGTTACCCGGAATCAAACGCTCACGCGGCGTCTGTTCAGTAGCTCCGTGAACAACAGCACCCGCACTTGGAACGTGGAAACTCATTGGGATGATGATTATTAGAATTACGTAAATCTTACACACTCATCCCTGCGGTCCCTGCGGTCCCGGTCCTTGTGCCTGCTGCGCCAGCGCCGCCTGCTCTTGCGCGAGCTGCGCCTGTTGCGCATCGCGGTCCGCTTGCAACTGCGCCGCTTGCTGGTCGCGCGCGAAGGCGTGCTGATCGAGTTGCTGCACCGACGACGCCACGCTGCCCCAGAGCGCGCGCTCCGTGCCCGCCGACGCCGCGACCTGCGCGCGCTCGAGCCCGCTCTGCGCCGTCACCTGCGCCTGCTGCGCCGCGCCCTGCGCGGACAGCTCGGCCTTCAGCAGATCCACCTGCGCCTTGAGCGACTCGATCCGCTCCTTGCTCGCGATCTCGAGCTGCGTCACCTGCACCTGCGCGTCGGCCTTGACCTGGTCGGTCTCGATCACCTGCGTCTTGGCCTTGAGCTCGCCCGTGAGCATGTCGATCATCTGCGACGCCTGCGCGAGTTGTTGCTGCAGTTGCTGCACGTTCGGCTGCTGCCCTTCGTCGTCCTGGAACTGCGGCGGCAGCGTTTTCTTCGCAATCGCGGCCAGCTTCTTGGCGCCCGGGAAGTCGAGCTCGTCGAGCCAGTAGGGCGCGAGAATCGGCGCCAGGCCCGGCGCGGCCTGCATGATCGCGGCGAGCGCCTCGCTCGTTTCCTCGCGGCGCGTCGCGTAGGATTTTCCCACGACGGCAGTGACCGAAAGTTCCGCCGACTTGAGATCCAGCAGTTCCGCGCCCGGCGTCCCCGGCGCGGCCGGCTGCGGCGTCTCGCCCTGCTGGACGAAGGGAATGTTCACCATCAGCGACCGGCGCTTGTCGTCCTGGCCGAGCGCCGGCACAAGCCGCCCCGGGCGGTCGTAGATGCGCGGGATCAGGTCCTTGAGAATCTTGCCCTCGTAGAGCATCGAAATCGACGCGAGGTTGTCCAAGTAGCCGCTGCTCCCGACCTCGGCCTGCCCCTGCAGGGCGCGGATCGCCACGCCGCTCCGTTCGTGCGGGTCCAGTTGCCCCAGCGACACGGGCGGCATGTTGGTCGTCCCGTGCAGGTCGTCCTTCGCGGCCTGCGCGGCGAGCGTCACGGCCTGGATCGCCGGCTCGGCCACGTTGCGCTGCGGCGGCGGCGCCTGCGCGCCCGCGTAGGTCGTCAGCCGGTAGGGCAGATACGGCAAATTGCGCGTGTTGGCCTCGGCCCACCAGCGCTCATACCCCTCGAGCTGTCCGTCGGCGATGAGCCACTGCGCGCGGGGGGCGAGGCCGACCGCCTCGACCTGCGCGCTGCGCATGTAGTTATAGCTCTGCTGGGCATCGCGCGCGAACTGGACGATGCCCGACCAGCGCCGGTCGCCGTTCAGGTTCGTCTCGTCGCCGACCACCGGCACGATCGGGATGTAGCACCCGTTCCAGTCCTGCGGGGCGAAGAGCTCGACGCCGTTCATGATCGTGACGGTGACGCGGCGCCCGGTGCAGATCGGGCGGCGGGGCAGCGGTGTCCCGCGGTCCTGCTCCACCGTCGCGAGGATGTCGGCGGGAATCTCGTCCTCGAACGCGGTCGTGTCGTCGGGCAGCAGCACCAGCGTCCGCGTGTCCTCGTGGACCTGCCAGTATTCGGCGACGCGGCAGCTGAGGCCCGCGCTGTTGTCGGCGGTCGTGATCCACGCCGGGCGGTCGTTGCCGATCGAGGTCAGTTCCGCGTCCGAGTGGCCCGCCAGCTCCGACTTGGGATAGAGCGTCCGGTAGCGCGCGATCGGCAGGTCCTGGGTGATGAAGGCGAACGTGCCGTCGGACCAGTCCGGCTCCTGCGCGAAGGGGTCGAGATAGACGGCGGCTTGATTGAGAATGCGCTTGTAGATAATCCGCTGGTCGAAGCTCTTACTGTTCACGTACTCGGTGAGGATCCGGTACGCCCCGAAGCCGCACTTGGCCGCGCGCTCGAACGCCCACTGCCGCGCGAGGTGCGCGCGACTGTCGGCCTGAATCGCGCGCGCGATGTCGTCGTAGGCCTGCGCAATCGCGCGCGTCGCGCCTTCGCCCTCCGGCGCAAACGACAGCCCGAGCTTCGCCTGGCGCGCGGTGTTGATGACTTGCTGGACGGGGCCGCGCAGCAAATTGAACTCGAGGCACGGCCGCGGCGCAATCGGCGGCAGCCCTGCGCCGCCCGGCGTCCCGCCACGCGCCCGCCGCACGTCGTCGGGCCACTGCGCGCCGGCCTCGTCGATGAAGCGCAGGTCGTCGAGCTCGCGCTCACGTTGGTCCTTGAAGGCGTCGTCGCAGAGGCGGAAGCGGTCGAGCGCCTGCTGATGGGCGTCGGCCGTGTCGCGGT